ATTAAAGGTGATCAAATGATTAAAGCTGGTTATAATTTCTTAAATCTTATGGAAGAACGTGGAGCGGTATTAATCGATACTGAAATTGTTTTGGGTGACCCCGAATTGGGTTATGTTGGTCAGGGGGATACTTGTTGGATAATCATGAATAAAAATAAAACAGGATACGGATTCATTATTACGGATTATAAATCCAATAAGAAGAAAAATATGGAAACAAATTTCTTTACAAAACCAATGAAAGAACCGTTTAAATATTTACCAAATAATGCTTTGGGTCACTATAATACTCAATTACCACTTTACGGTAAATTACTTTTAAAAATGTTGAAAGATACTAAATTTCAAGATATACCTCTTTTGGGTTGTATTATTGTTCACTTAACGGAAGAACAAGAATTTATTGAATATCGTGTAGAAAAAAAGGTTATCGACACCATAATGAATATGGACATTAAACAATGTTTGACAAAATAAAAAAAATAAATTATATTTTAATATGAAACCGGAAATAACATTAGCTTGGTATTATACCACCAGTTGGGACAAATCAGTAGGAAAAATAAACGTAAATTATATTATAAAATGAAACTTTATATGACCAAAACGTACTCCGTTTATGAATCATACGGACCGATTGAAATTAACTTGGAAGATTATCCAGAACTTGAAGGAAAAACAGAACAAGAAATCGTTCAACACTTTAATGAAATTATGTATGATGACAACATTAAGGGTGGTAGTGAAGATACCTTAGCTGACGAATTTCAGTATAATACTGATATGATAAAACAAAAACACTCTAACGAAGAAGAAGAAATTGTAAATTATTAAAAAATGGATGAATTAATTAAACCAAAAATTAACCTAAAAGAACAACCAACCATTGAATGTGAAAAATGTAATTGTTTGTACTTTAAGGAAGTTACAATGTTAAAAAAAGTATCAAAAATATTAACAGGTAGTCCCGAAGATACGGTAATTCCCTTCCCAACATATATGTGTAATGACTGTGGAAACGTAAATGAAGATTTTAAACTTTTTGACAAATGATTGAAATAGGTAAAATGACACTATCCGAAGCATATCCACATCTAAAGGTAATTGCACACGCTTACGGGTTAAAATTAAATAGAGCGAACGAATTTAAGTTCGCAAGAATGATATTAGTTAACCTATATAATAGAGAACATTAATGATAAAAACTTTAGTACATTTTTCTGACCTACACATCAGATTATTTAAAGATCACGATTTATATCGGTCAATATTGACGGATATGTTAGAACAATTTAAAGAAGTTAAACCTTGTCGAATCGTGTTTACTGGCGACCTAGTACACAGCAAAAATCAGTTAACTCCGGAACTTATTGAAATTGTTAGCTGGGTATTAACCGAATGTTCCAAAATCACAAAAACGATATTAATTCCGGGGAATCATGACTTCCTTGTGAATAATTTAGATAGGTTAGACGCTTTATCTCCGATTATCGATTCATTAAATAACAATAATATTGTTTATTACAAAGATAGGGGTGTCTATGAAGATGAAAACATCAGCTGGTGTGTATATTCGCAATACCAAGGAAATATCCCACCAGACTTAAATGTTGCAACAGGAATTAAAGTTGGTTTATTTCACGGACCAATACAAGGTATGACGACAGACTTGGGTTATGATTTTGGTGACCACGCCTATGACATTGAAAAATTTAATGAGTTGGATGTGGTTTTATGTGGTGACATCCATAAGAGACAAGAATTTAAATTCAAAACAGGTAAAGGGTATATGATTGGTAGTACCATATCGCAAAACTATGGTGAGTCGGTAACTAAACACGGTTATGGTATTTATGATGTTGAAACCAAAGAATATAACTATGTTGATTTACACAATCCTAAACCATTTTTAAAATTCTCAATTAAATCTTTTGAAGATATAGTAAATGGAACTGAATTACTCAAAAATCTTTAATAAAGAAACAATTAAATCAATCAATGAATATTGTAAACTTAACAATATTGAAGATATTGATGGATTCATAAAAAAATGTTTTGAAGCCGGTTTTAATGTTGAAAAATACGGATTGTTAGGAAAAACACTTAATGAAGGTGAAAAACACTTAATAAATAGTGATGTTGAAGAAAAACAGATAATAAAGGAGGTAATTGTTGAAAAACGAGTGGAAGTACCGGTTGAAGTGGTAAAAGAAATTGTTGTTGAAAAAGAAGTGATTAAAGAAGTTCCTGTTGAGGTAATTAAAGAAATTGAAAAAGTTATTACAATAACTAATAATAAGGAATTAGAAGAAAAAATTTTCCATTTAAACGAGCAAATTGAGTCAGAAAGCAAAATTTTTTCCACTAAGACCCAAGAAATGGAAAATAATTTCCAAAAAGAAATGTCTAAAAAGGAAAAAGAACTAGATGAACTTAGACAAACTTTAGATATTTCTAGACAAACTTTAGTTGATGATAGTAAAGTAAAAATGTTACAACAAACAATACAAAATTTAAATTCTGAAATAAGGGATTTGAAAAAGAAAAATGAAGAATTAAATAAAAAATTGTTAGAACAACCAAAACAAAATGTTGATATACCGGCAAGATTTCACGGTGGTTCTAACCTAAATGATGATTTATATAAATAATTATGGAAATTTTAGTGTGGTTTATTCTTAGTTACGGACTAATGAATATTATGGTCTACGGATCAATCTTTCAGGGATTAAGAGATTTTTTTAGAAATTGGGGAGATAATAAACATCTACCTTTAAGTTTTTTAGGTGGATTTATTTCGGGTATATTATCGTGTCCGATGTGTTTTTCTACATGGGGAGGGTTTGTTTTATCCCTATTGATATATTCACCAACAAATGTTATGTTTAATACACCTGAATGGGGTTCATGGTTTTTTGATGGTATTTTATCATCCGGAGCAGTTTGGGGTATTAATGCGATAATCGAATGGTTTGAGGAAAATCGACCGAGTAATAATAAATAAATAATACATAAAAATGGGAAAAGCAGCAAAAGAGCACAGAAAAAAAGTAGCAAAAAGAAACGCTAATTTGAAACAAACAGAAAAAAGAATGCAAAAACTATGGCAAGAAGCATTTGAAGAACAAATGAATGTGATGAAGGAAAAATTTGCAGCAATGTCAGGAGACACTATGTCTGGTCTAACTGAATCAAACGAAAATGAACAAGAAACAACAAAAGAAGAATCCGAACCAGCTGAATCTATTTCAGACGACCAAACAGTTTAATTATAAAAGTATGATAAAAGATTTAGATTTTTCAAAGTTTGAAAATCCATATATACAAGTGGTATGGGAAGATAATAATGAAAATTTCACACAAGATAAAATTAAAAGTGTTAAACATTACTTCCAAAAAAAGTATAACACAACTAATGTTAATGTTATAACTAAAGCTAAAGTACAAAAGGAAGAAGGTGAACAAACGGTAGATGTGTCTGTAAATATTATGGACACAAATTATCAGATTGAACTTTTAAAACAATACTTAACAAGTAAAAATTACGATAAACATTTGGATGATATTCTCAATCATAATAGAATGGTTGAGAATAAAATGCAAGAAACCGAAGTTGAAACTGCGGTTTTTAAAAAGTGGTACATTAAAAATATTGAATTCTCAAACTTTTTATCATATGGTGAAAATCAAAAAGTTGATTTTGAAAAAACTGGTGGTTTAACTGTGATTGAATCAAATCCTCCGAATTTTGGAGGTAAAACAGTACTATCGGTGGATTTATTATTGTTTTTATTCTTTAATGAAACGACTAAAACATCCAAAGCTGAAGAAATATTTAATAGGTTTACAGATAATGATAAAGTGACCGTAAAAGGTGAAATAGTTATCGATGGTGAAGAATATATTATTGTTAGAAACATTGAACGGAAGTTATCCAAAAAGGGTGAATGGAATGTTAAAACGGAATTGGATTTCTTTAAAAAATTAGCGGACGGAACTTTACAGAACTTCACTGGGGAACAAAGAAGGGAAACCGAAAAATTCATTAAAGAATCGATTGGTACAAAAGAAGATTTCTTGATGACGATTTTAACAACCGCCACAAATCTTGAAGAATTAATTGATGCAAAACCAACCGCAAGAGGTCAGGTTTTATCTCGATTTATGGGACTTGATTTTTTAAGAAGGAAGGAAGAAGTGGCAAAATCAATTTATTCTGATTTTTCTAAATCGATGTTATCAAACATTTACAACACAGAACAATTAAAAACTGATAACGAGAATAATGAAACAAGAATTGGTGATTTAAAAACAAACATAATTACATTTAAAGATGAATTAACTGAAATTGAATCGAATATTCAAAAAGGTAAGGACTATCGTGATGATATGATGTCTAAAAAACATACAGATATTGATGTTGAGTTAAGTCGTTTAAATCCGAGTCAAGTTAAACAAGAAATTGAAGGTCATGAGTATCAGATTGAACAAACAAAGTTAAAGTTATCTGAATTAAATGTTGTTGAACCTAAAGAATTTTATAAGGAAGATGAACATGACAAGATTAAGGAACAATATAATAATGTTTTTAGAGAAAAAGTTCAGTTAGATACAAAAATATCTGAAGTTGAAAAATTAAAATCTGAAGTTAAAGGAGGGATTAAATGTGAACATTGTGGGATTGAATTGATGAATGCCGCAATAACACAACAAAAAATCGCTGAACTTGATGGATTAATCACACAAAAAACCGAAAAAGAAGGGTTAATGCTGGAATTATCCACCAAAGAAAAAGGTTTCGTTGAAATTAAGAAACAATTTGATGAGTATGAAAAAAACAAACTCATTAAAGAAAAATATGACGCAACGATTGAAAATTTTCAATTAAAAATAAACGGACTTCAAGTTAAATTAACTGAATATGATAAGATGTTGGATAAAATCAAAACAAATGAACATATTGATTCAATGTTAATAAAGGCTAATATGCGATTGGAGCAACTTGATAGAGAAAAAACACAAAAACAAAATCAAATAAATGGTGATGAATATTCAATAAAAACTTTACAAGAAAAAATCAAAACAAATTTAAATAACATCATCAAAATTGCTGAAGAACAAGAAAAAGAAAAAATATATAAAATTTATTTGGAAGCGTATGGTAAAAATGGTATTTCTAAAATCATTATGAGAACGATGATTCCATTAATCAATTCGGAACTACAAAGATTGATGGAAGAAAGCGCCTATTTCAAACTACAAATCCAAATTAATGATAAGAATGAAGTTGAATTTATTATGATTGATAATGGTACTGGTATTGAAAAACTAATGTCATCAGGAAGTGGTTATGAACGTACAATCGCATCATTAGCGTTAAGATCGGTATTAAGTAAAATATGTTCTTTACCTAAACCAAATTTGATTGTGTTTGACGAAGTTTTTGGGAAAATATCAAATGAAAATTTGGAAATGGTTCATAATTTCTTTATTGCCATAAAAGATTTCTTCCCAACCATTTTATTAATTAGTCATAATCCGATAGTTAATAACTGGGCAGACAATACCATTAAAATTTCAAAAGAAGATAATATTTCAAAAGTTTTTCAGTAAAAATGTATTATTAATAAAAAAAATTCATATATTTACATATTATGATAATAGATAAAACCATAACACAATTAACAATGTCCATCAATGAGAAGGATGTTGAAAATAGTTACAGACAATATTTAACAAAGAAAATATCCGATATGATATTCACATCACCATTTGGTTGTGATGGTTTGGGGGTATCTGAAAATAATAATATACGAGTTTTATGTGAATTTAAAGATGAATTGGATTTACAAAGTAAAGTTGGGCAAGTTAGGGTTTTATCTCAAGTAGTTTATTACATCAAAAAATTTGAATTAAGTGGGACAATGTTACCGACAACAGTTTTTGTTGGAGACAAAAATGAATGTTTTGTAATACATACCAATGACTTATTTAAATATTTGTCAATGGATTTAGATTGGAATGTCGCACCATCAAACGCGCACAAAAATCTAATTTTAGTTAATGAAATGTTAATAGATGAAAATATTAACCCACACGTTTTTACAATTAATGGTATTGACGAATGTTTAACCAAATTAAAAGATTTAACTGATGGTGTCACTCGATTAATTCCAATAACACCACATAACTTAACAGAAGTTTTTGGTTACTTTGAAAAAAATGTATTAGGTAAACACACATTAAATACAAATCAATTAGCTAATCTATTTACACAGATTTTGATTAATCCTAACGACAATTATCTACATCCGGTTAAAAAAAGAAAAACAATTGTTACAAAATCATTTAATGAAGTCTCTGTAAAATCAAGAGAATCTTTTACATCGTTTTTTAGTCACTTTTCTAAAGATTACACACCAAGACAAAAAGAAGATCTTACCGCTGTCGTTGACAGGTTGATTCAAGATGTCACAAGACGTAAACAAGGTGAATTTTTTACACCAACGATATGGGTTGATAAGGCCCACGAATATATCACATCGGTTTATGGTGAAGATTGGAAAGAAAAATACGTTGTTTGGGATCCTGCTTGGGGTACCGGTAACTTAACTCGTGATTATAAATTCAAAGAGTTATATGTATCAACACTTAATTATTCTGATATTCAAACCGCAGAACAGATGGGGTATAACCCTGAAGCGGTTAAATTTCAGTTTGATTTTTTAAATGATGATTATGACTTTTTACCAAAAGGGTTAAGAGATGCGATTGAGAGTGGTAAAGAAATGATAGTATTGATGAATCCACCATATGTAACCGCAAATGTTATGGGAAAAACTTCTGAACATAAAGAAGGTGTTGCGAAAACAAATATGAACCAATTAATGGTTAGTGAAGGGTGGGGTAAATCTGCTCAAAACCTTTATTCACAATTCTTTTATAGACTCACTAAATTACAAGAAAAAAATAAAAAAATTAAAATTGGTGTTTTTTGTAAACCACTTTATTTGACCGGCGACGCGTATAGTGATTTTAGATTAAAATTCTTCAATCATTTTGGTTTTGAAAAAGGATTTTTATTTGAAGCTTCGAATTTTTCAGATGTCGCTAAAGGATGGGGAATAAATTTTGCAATTTTTACCGAAAATACAAATCAAGAAAAAACTTTTTTCCCACATAATATGATTAAAATTGACGATGATATGAATTTAATTTCTTATAACGTAAAAAAATTATATAATACAGATGGGTTAATACAGGCCAGTAAGTGGGTTAGAGAAGAAATAAAAGGATTAAAAACATTTGACGTACCACAAATCAGTTCCGCAACTATTATTAAAAATAAAGGTATCGGTACTATAACAAAAAACGCTTTAGGGTACTTTTATAATAACTCAAATAATGTTTCTAAAAATAACCAAAGTGTTGGGTTATTTTCATCCACAATGTCGGCCGGACATGGGCTATCGGTAATACAACAAAATTTTAATAAATGTTGTAATTTATTTACAAGTAGAAAATTAATTTCTAACGATTGGGTTAACGATAAAGATGAATATTTAACACCAGACGAAAATCACGAAAATTATCAACAATTCACATACGATAGTATTATACATTCATTATTTAATAATTCCAGTCAACAATCCAGTCTACGTCAAATAACATATAAAGATAAACTATGGGATATTAAAAATGAATTCTTTTGGATGTCAAAAGAAGAAATGATGAATCTCGCAAACAATAATAACTATACCGAATTATATAGTGATGCGAGAACTGACAGTAATAGGTATGTTTATAAGTTATTGTTCGGTGAACAAAATATCTACGAACTATTATCATCTGACGCTAAATTAGTTTTGGATAAGGCAACCGAATTAGTTAGGTTATCAATGAATATAAGGAGTCATTTTGCTGATGATCAAAACCATTTAAATTCTTGGGACGCGGGTTATGCACAACTTAAATTAGTATGGAAGGAATATTTTTCTGAAGAATTTAAAGAATTCAGACAATTATACAAGAATTTAGAAGATAGAATGAGACCTTTGGTCTATGAATTAGGATTTTTATTGAAATAATGTTAGGAATATCGAAAAAAATATATAACTTTGTACTATATATAAAACACATATTGATGCGTAAAAGAAACCAAAAAACAGATCCCGCTTATATGTTATTCATATTTGGAGATTTTGAAGAACAAGAAACCTTGGCAACAAATTTATCGTCACAGATATTAACGATTGTAAGTTCACCATTTTTAAAATTTACTTATGGTGAATATGGTGTCGTTTTTCACTTTAGAAGTAAAGAAAAATTTTCAGACCTTAAAGAATATATTGATATGGCTATGTCTGAAATCACCGAACAATACTTTTTGATGGAAACGACTAAAAATACGGACGTTAAAATGCCACGAAAATTAAAAAAGGACTTTTTAAATATTGATGGTGAAGAAAAAAAAACAGAAACTAAAACAGGAGAAATTAATGTAGAAACAGAATTAAGAGAAAGGAAGGAAGAATTAAAAAACTTCACGTTTGAATTTCTAATGCCTCCGGATTTATTTCAATCAAATAGAAGTGTTGAAGTAGAAGAACCGACAGTGGATGAAATATTAGACAAAATATCAGAGCAAGGAATAAATTCATTAACAGAACAAGAAAAACAGATTTTAGACAATTATGGAAAGAGAAAAAACTGAAGATGTTAAATCATCAAATCCTTTGAATCAAGATGAAATCCAAATTTATTTAAAGGATATTAGGAAGTTAAAAGTTATGACCCCTGAAAGGGAAAAACTATTAGCTGAACGTATTATTTCAGAAAATTGTACGGACAGAGAAAAAGAACTTATTCAAAAAGAAATGTTGGAAGGTAATTTACGATTTGTAATCACCGTAGCAAAACAATATCAAAATCAAGGAATTGATTTATCAGACCTAATCGCAGAAGGAAACTTCGGTTTAATGAAGGCTATTAAAAACTTTGATTGGACAAAAAACAATCGTTTTATATCTTATGCGGTATGGTGGATTAAACAATCAATACTTCAATCGCTTAACGAAAATTCAAGAACGATTAGACTCCCAGTTAATGTTGTTCAAGATATGCAAAAGGAAAAAAAGGAAAATGAAAAAACCAACAAGGATCTTTCTGACAAGTTTGCAAACCTACCAAGAATGATTGACCTTGATATGCACATCAATGAAGATGGTGATACGTTGGTTGACATCATTAAAAACGAAAATGTTGAATCACCAGATGAAATATTTTCAACAAAGGATTTACTAAAACAAAAAATGATGAAAATTATGAGTGTTTTAGATGATAGAGAACGTGCCATTGTTGAAGATTATTATGGTATAACTGGTACACCTAGAACTTTGGAAGATATTGGTTCCGATTTCGGTTTGACAAAAGAGAGAGTGCGTCAGATCAAACAAAAAAGTTTGAGGAAGTTAAGAAATGAATGTTCAGATATCTTTGATTTTTTATAAAATTTAATTTATCTTTTTCGTTCTTTACTCATATTTATATGTATGAGTAAAAGAAAAACGAATGAAGAATTTATTTTAGATTCGATTGAAATACATGGTAATAAATATGATTATTCACAAGTAAATTACGTTAGAAACTATGTTAAAGTAGATTTAATTTGCCCAATACATGGTTTATTTAGTGTTAGACCAAACGACCATTTAAGTAAAAAAGTAGGATGTAATAAATGTAATAATGCGAGTATATCAAAATCTAAAAATGTTGGTAAAAATATAATTGATAGGTTTAATAAAAAACACAATAATAAGTATGATTACACAAGTAGTGTTTATGTTCGTAATGAAATAAAAATTGATATAATTTGTCCAATACACGGTTTATTTAGACAGACACCACATCATCATTTAACTGGTTCTGGTTGTCAAAAATGTGGAAATGTATATAAAAAAACAACAAGTGAATTTATTGATGAAGCAAATCAGGTACATAACAATAAATATGATTATAAATTAACGGAATATAAAAATAATAGTACAAAGGTTATTGTTATTTGTCATCAACACGATGAGTTTAAGGTAACACCAAATGATCATTTAAATAAAAAATCTGGATGTCCGAAATGTCAAAATTCAAAAGGTGAAGAAAAAATTGCGGAAATATTAGATAAACAAAAAATTAAATATATTAGAGAATATATTTTTGATGATTGCAAAAACATTAAACCACTCCCTTTTGATTTTTATTTACCGGAACAAAATTTATGTATTGAATTTGATGGTAAATTACATTTTAATAGTGTTACGTTTTTTGGGGGTGATAAATCATTAGAAAAAACAAAAAAAAGAGATAAAATTAAAACTAAATATTGTATTGATAATAATATAACATTAATTAGGATACCATATTATGAGTTTGATAATATTGAAAAAATCTTATTAAAAATTAAATAATTATGAATGTATTAAGTTTATTTGATGGGATATCCTGTGGACAGATAGCCCTCAATCGTGCCGGTATAAAATATGAAAATTATTATGCTTCAGAAATTGATAAGTATGCTATACAAGTCACACAAAGTAATTATCCCAATACGATACAATTAGGTAATATCGTAGAATTAAAAACAGATAACCTACCAAAAATTGATTTAGTTTTTGGTGGATCACCTTGTCAATCTTTTTCAAATGCGGGTAAAGGTGAAGGGTTTGATGGTAAAAGTGGGTTATTTTGGGAATATGTTAGAGTTCTTAATGAAGTAAAACCAACATATTTTTTACTTGAAAATGTGGTAATGAAAAAAGAATGGGAAAATGTTATTTCGGAAGCGTTAGGTGTAAAACCAATCAAATTAAATAGTAGATTGGTTTCCGCTCAAAATAGACCAAGGTTATATTGGACAAACATTCCAAATTTGATTGAACCAAATGATAAGGAAATTAAAATAAAAGATATTATAGAAACCGACATAGATGAAAAATACTTTTTATCAGAAAAAGCGGTAACTAGAATTGAAAATAGTAAATTTGGTAGAGAATTCGCAACAATAAATACTGATAAAACAAGAACATTGATTGCTAGCTATTATAAAATACCAAGTGATGGGATATATTTTAATGACGGTAACAGAAAAAGAAAATACACCCCAACAGAGTGTGAAAAATTACAAACAGTTCCAGTAGGTTATACCAATTTACTTAGTGATAGTCAAAGATACAAAGTATTGGGGAATGGATGGACTGTAGATGCTATTGCACATATTTTTAAAAATATTCATCAGTAAAGTTTGGTGAATTAGAAAAAAGTGCTTATATTTGTATTGTTAATCTGATAAAGATATGGGTTGAACCGAGATTACCCACACAACTCGGCGGAATGAGACACGAGGTTCTCAAGGTGAAAATCCTCAATCTTATCTATATGATAAGATGAAACTACACTCCCCCATTGGTACCAGTGGGGGTTTTATTTTTTCACCCAAATTACAAGTTGATTTTTACCAACCCTAAAAGGATTATCTAACGATTCTCTAAAAACTGTTTTAATTTTTAAAATCCAATAAGTCCCACCTTGGAACTTTGGGATTATAGTGATTGCTATTTCCCATTTTAGTGATTTAATAACAAATGGGACTTCATCGTTTATTTCTCTTGAAACTATTTTTTCTGCAATTTCTTTTTTTGTAATGTTAATAATTTCCTTTATTTCCGGATTACTAATTTCTCTTTGGTTATACTCATAACTATGTTTACCACTTAGTTCAAAACCTTTATCTTCTAAATCTTTTCTGTCCCTTCTGTCAAAAGCGTGGACACTACGATCAACTTCAAGGTTGAATGTAACTTCAATATTTGAGGCAATTTGAGCTATTGTCTTTTCTAATAATAAATGTTTTCTAATCGATTCTTTTAATAATGACATTCCAATATCGTTTATTATAAGTATTTATAAATTATATTATTATATTATGAATGAAAAAATTTTACCGTGGTTTTTATTATTTTGTGCGTTAGGTTTATCAGGTAGTGCCGCATATTATAGTGTTGTTGGGTTATCAGTTGTTTTTACGGGTGTCGCAATACCTGTTATTATTATGGGATCATTCCTTGAAATATCAAAAATAGCAATCGCAACCTATCTTCACGACAGATGGAAACAAACATATGGTGTTTTAAAGATATATATGACTACGGCACTTGTTACATTATCGATTATTACTTCATTAGGTATCTACGGATTATTAAGTACGGGATTCCAAGAAAATATCGCAAAACTTGAAATAAGTAACAAAGAAGTTAATAATGTTGAACTTAAAAAGAAACGTTTTGAAGAAATCAAAGATGAATTAACAAAAGAAAAAGAAACACTTGATGGTGACATCACAAAATTAAGGGATGGTTTATCAAATAACACAACCACCCAATCTGTTGATAGAAGAACTGGACAAATAGTAACCAAGGCAAATAATGCAAATAGAAAAACATTTGAAAATCAATTAAAGGATGTTCAAATAAGAAGGGACACAATATCAAAAAGAATTGATTCGATGAACGACAGTATCACAAAATTGGATGTCGACATCTTAAATATGGAATCTCAAGAAATCCAAGGAAGCGAACTAGGTACAATAAAATATTTAAGTGAAGTTTTGGGTTGGGATATAAAAAGAACCGCAAACCTTTTTATATTAATTTTGATTTTTGTTTTTGACCCATTGGCAATAACATTGGTTATTGCAACAAACCAAGCATTCAAAGGGAATAAAAAGGATGAGGACAATTTCACGGTAAATACACCTGATTACCCCGTAAATACCCCCCAAGTACCCCTTAACGACCCCTTAACTACCCCACAAGTTGATGAAGAAACCAACCAAGTACCGACTAACCACCGACTAACCACCGACCAAGTAGAACCCATTATTATTGAAAAAATAGTTGAAGTTCCGATAGAAGTTATTAAAGAAGTTGAAAAAATAATTGAAGTACCAGTGGAAGTTGAAAAAATAGTGGAAGTAATAAAAGAAATTGAAGTTCCCATTTATATTGAAAAAGAAAATCCATCAAACGAAGAATATTTTGAAAATGATGGTTTAATTGATTTACAAAGTTTAGAAAATGAAGTTATAGTTGAAACACCAGTTGAAGAAATTAAAGAAGAAATAGTTCAAATAGAACCTAAACGAATTTCATACACAAACAGAAATGGTGGATCTCTCAAAATCAATAGAATTTAAAAACATAAAAACATCTGATAAAAAAACACAAATAATTCTATCTGAAACAAAAAGAAGTTCTAAAGATTATATTAATTCTTTGAGGTATCGTTACAATGGTAATAGTCCGTATATACCGAACTACGTAATCGATAAAGAAGGTAAAGTTTATAAAATAATTAAAGATAACGAATATTCCAATTATATGAATAACCATAAAATTGACAAACAATCAATAAATGTGGTTTTAGAAAATTATGGTTGGTTAATAAAAAATCCGGTTGAAAATACATATGTAAACTACATTGGTGATATTTATAAAAAAGGAGTATTTGAAAAAAAGTGGAGGGATTATAGTTACTGGGATAAGTATGAAGAACCTCAGATTAAATCACTCGCGAATCTTTTAAATATTCTATGCGATAAAATGAAAATAAAAAAAGAATGTATCGGTACAAACGTTAGATATACCGAAATCGTGGATTATCAAGGAATAACAACTAGAAGTAACTACGATTTTGTACATAAAGATGTAAACCCTTCATTTGATTTTGAATTATTAACAAAACTATTAAAAAATGAATAATCAGTACGACGAAATTAAAAACTTGTTAAAAAAATCAAGATTACTTCAAGAACAAGCCAATAGAATTAATTTGGCAAAAAGTATTGAAGATAAAATTGAAGATGATGAACAAGAATATGAAACAGCGGAAGTTGATCATGAAGAACCTGAAACAACTAAAAAGGATAAGAGTAAATCTTTTAGAATTTCTGGTGGGTTATTAACTTTACATGGTAAAGAAAAAAAAGATTTAGAGTTAACGACTGATGAAAAAACGGCGTATCAAGAAACTATGGACGAATTCGTTTCAGAAGTGTCTGACTTATCAGATTTCGGTGTTTTGAATATGTACCCAAATGAAGTTCAATGGAGTGGTAAAGTTATTGATTTTGATTTGGAATTTTTCTTCTCAATCGGTGAAAATAACGGGGTTTATATCAATGGTGATATGATTAAATTGGATGAAAATTTAACTGAATTAGTTAATAAACTGACAAGTTTTTATGAAAAATTTAAAGCTAAATGGGCTAAAGTTTTATCAAGTAGGAAAAAAACTGAATTTAAAAAAGAAGAAGTAAAACCGTGAAAAATTTAATAATAAAATACCATAAAGAAATTGCGTTAGTAGTTTTAATTATATGTGTTACATTTTTACTAATAAAGGTTTTTACACCAGCACCAGACAAAAGTGAGTTATTAAAGTACAAATTGGAAGAATTGGACAAAAGAATTGATGGATTGAAACAAAAACAAAAAGAATTGGATGATTCAATCTCGATGTACAAAAAAGATATCCAAAGGATTGATCAAAATATTGAATTTATAAGGTCACAAAAAACCGTTATTAATAATTTTTATGATAATAAAGCAAAAGAAATACCGGGAATGACGAATAAACAAATTGATAGTGTTTTTAGAAAAAGATACAAATTTTAATATGAAAAATTTATTTATAATAGTTTTTACCCTTTTTTCTTTTTTATCAATGGCACAAAAAGATACGAATGAAATATGCCTACCATCAAAAGTGGGTAAACAAATTTTATTAGACCTTAATGAGTTAGATAGATTAAAAGATAATGAAAAATTAACAAAAAAAGAAATATCTGAATTGGAAAAAAAAGTTATTAAACAAGATTCAGTTATATCTAAACTAGAACAAAAAGATGTCAATAATCAATTAATTGTTAAAGGCGTTGAAGAAAAATATAAATTGGTTGAAAAAGATAACAAAGATTTAAGAAATCAATTAAAATGGATTGGTATTAAAAATAACATCATTGAAATTGCGTCAGGGGCGTTAATGGCTTCATTCGTATATATAGAATTATTTAAAAAATGACAAAAAAGGAAAAATTATATAAATTATTGTTTGAAGAAGAAACAAAGGAAGCTACGGGTTCCGGTTCAGCTGGTGGGTTCACAGGACCAGCATTTTCAATGTGGTCTGAAGATGAAGAAGCCAAATCCGAATATAAAAAAACCGAAAAACAAGAAGGTGAGTTCACTGAAGCAACTTCATCTTCATCTGTCGGCTCATACGACGCACCTGGGTTTCAGGATGTTAATATGAGGGGAAATACCCTAAAAGGTAAAGGAAGATCGTGGAAACAAACACAAGTCAAAGGAGGTTCTTTTGTTGAAATTAATCCAAAATGTAAAAAATTCCCTTATTGTAACCAAGGTAATACTGGTGCTGTTAGATACAAAAAATCAACAAAAAATGAATCACCATTAAGTGAAGCAATACAAAACGTTTCAATAAAAACCGGTTTAAGTGAAGATGAAATAAAAAAAATAATTTTATCTAAGTTAAAGGGTGATTTATAAACAATTAGATATTTATAGTTATGGACAGAAAAATTTATAATATAGTTAGACAAGTGTTATCTGAAGATTCGGATAAAATGTGCTCTGAATGTGGTGGAAAAATAATGGAAGGTGAATGTATGGAATGTGGTAGTAAAATGATGGAAGATGATTGTTCAGAATGTGGGACAATGGAAACCGAATTTAAAGAATCCAAAAAACTATCTAAAGGTCAGGAATATATCGCAAAACAAGCGGAACCTAAAAATAAAATAGACGCTAAAGATTTTGCAAAATTAAGAGCAAAGAAGTCGGAAAAAAATTTAAAAGAAAATTTAACATACAAAATAGTTTTAGACGAATCCACAAACGAAACTTTTTATTTTAAAGAAAATGAAGTTATCGATATTATAGAAAATATTGTTAATGAAGAAAAAAGTAAAAAAACCAAAGTTAATAACGTAACAAAAGATTCACAATCTAAATCTAAAAAAGAAAATGATGATTATATTAATAGCGTTGTTAAAAAAATGAAGGACTATTTAAAAGGTGGTTCTAAAGGTGAATATGAAACTGAACCAAAACACTTCCCTAAAGGAAATGGTGAATTGGAAAAAATGGATAAAATGGCATATATACCATCAGATGCTGTTGGAGAATATATTGAAAATTTTACAGCTGCTGGCCTTGAAAATTTGGACTATGATGAAATACACCCTAATGAAAAGTGGGTTGAAGATAACTTAGTTGGTTCATCAAGAACGGGTAATAACCCAGAATGGGCAAACGCGGTTGAAACTGAAGTTGGTGAAAAAAGAAATAAAATCAGAAAAGATAATTTGTTGGCTAAAATGAAAAGAAAAGCTTATAACAAATCACCTCAACCTGTTTTGACAGATAAAAGTGGATCTGAAACCGATAAAGCATCAAAATTAATGATGAAATTAGAATCCACAGACGGTAAGATTGTTTTAGAAGAAATTCAAAAAATGAAAAATCTTATCGATTATGGTAAAAAAACACAATAAACCCTTTTATTTTATAATAACCCATATTATTATTAATTTATGATGATAGATAGTAATAATATGGGTCGTTTTTTTGATTGGTTAGCTAAACCAATGAGACAAGAAGATATTACAGCTTGGTTTTTAGCTAATAATATCATACCCGAATTAACCGAACTTTTTAGGGACTTTTGTATATCTTTTTTAAATTTAGTAAAAGATACCTACCTAGGTGATGATTTTGAAGATACCGAAACCAAGGTGGGTATGACTGAAAAACAAAAAAAGGAACATTTAACGTGGTGTTTAAATAAAACAATCAGTAACTTCCAAAAAGAAAATATTGACTTCAAATTAAATAACGATGATTTAATATTTTTTGAAGAATTTTTCTTTGAAATATGTTATGTTCAGAACGATAAAAGTTTTAAAACTGCAATTGACGATTTCTTTGTTAATCTATTTGATAGAAATCAAAAAAAAACAAAATCAGATATTGAAATATTCACAGAACTTTACAAATTATTAGAAAGATCAATTAAAGTCTATTAATTTTATTTACAATCAAAAAATAAAAATTATTATTTTTTAAAAAATAAACAAATTATAAGTATTAAAATGGAAACATTAGAACAAATCAAAACATTAGTTGAAACATTAACTGCTGAAACAACTAAATTTTACACTAAAGAAAATAAATCGGCGGGTACTAGAGCGAGAAAAGCTGCACAAGAACTAAAAGATCTTATGCAAGTTTTAAGAAAAGAAATCTTAGCACACAACAAAGAAGAAAAATAATTATGGAAATTTTATTTAAAATATCCACATTTTTGTTTGTATTTTCATTGTTAGGGGTTATTAAAAACACAGTTAATTTTTCAACAGCGATTTTTTCAAACCCACCTAAAAAAATAGAATATACAGATAAACAAATAATTTTAATGGGAGTTTTTTTATCCTATATTATAACATATTTAATATTTTTATAAAAAATGATTTTTAGTCAATTTATAACTAAAGTGTCGAAATATTTAAAATCGGTACGTACATTAAAAAACTTCATAAGTTTTGATATGACATTTCCAAAAACATGGATGGAATTAAAAAAATGCCCTGAAGGGATTGAAGTTATACAGACAGAAACGGAAAATGGTGGTATGATTACCTCGTTTGTCTGTGAAAATAATAAAACGTTGATTGATATTTTGGAACAAACAATGGATACGTTTATAAAAACGAACATTGAACGAGAAGAAAAAGAACGATTGTTTAAATCTAAAGTACAAGAATTGAAAAATATTTTTGAAAATGAAAAATTAGAAAATTTAAAAAGTTTAAAATTTGACATAGAAGAACTAACAAAAATATTACAAGATGATGCAACAGAAGAAGAAGCCAACGTCGGAACTACAGAAAGAGCTTGAAAAATTAAAAGAAGAACAACAAAAAAACAATCGACTTTTAGAAGTTGACAAAAAAAAGTTCTCAGAAGAATTAATAAAGTTTAAAAAGAACGAAATAAAAAACACTATACATATAGAAGAAAAGTACAGTTTATGGCAAAGAATTTTGAGAACTTTAGGGATGAATTAGTGAAGTTCGCAAATGTGGTCGAAATTATTGAAGATACTTTTTTAGGTAACGATTCTTTGGAAGTAATTGGGTATTTGGACGAAAATGTTTATGAACAATTATCCAAAGAATTGGACACCAACCAAAAAAACAAATGTGTAATATCTATAGGTAATGTTAATTTTACCTTTTTGAAAAAGTAGTTTTTAATCTGTATAATCTTTTTTTATCAAATCCTTTTTCGGTTAAAACATTATATATCCACTTCCTTTGTGTTGTGGATATATCTTTTACAAATATACCATCTACCCTATTATTATTGAAAAAATAATTTTGTAGAATATCCAAAAACCGTATCGATTCGTTTTTATCTTTTAATGAAAATAAATAAAGTCGTTCATCTATTTGTACACAAATTTTATTATGTAAGGTAAATATGTTTTTAAGTTCGTTATTATTACAATAGGTTGTAATGAATTCATTAAAGGTTATTTTGTTATCTGTTTGCCAGTCAAATAGTTTTTCTTCTTGTTTAAAAGTAACAATATCAATAAAAACATAATTACTATTTTCAATATTTGCGGGGATATTTCGGCCAAGGTCGTCCTTTAAAAATAAACTTTTTTGAACATTAGTGGTATTTGTTAGTAACCCCAACGTGTATGAGGTTTCTTCAGCATTTTCAATAATCTTAGGGAAAATTATCTTATTCTGTTGTTCAATTAAATCTTTAAAAAAATTAATCGCACTTTTTTCTTTAGTATAACGTTTGATTATTTTTCTTTTTTTTTTATTTTTAAAAAGTACAATAAGATAATTACTATCCATGAAGAACTATTATGAAATTTTAGGTGTTGATGAAAAAGCAACACAGGACGATATTAAAAAAGCCTATAGAAAATTAAGTAAACAATATCATCCAGATGTAAACCCTGGTGGTGAAGAAAAATTTAAAGAAGTGAGTGAAGCCTATGAAAATATAGGTGACGAACAAAAAAGGATGGATTACGATAATAGGAAAAATAACCCATTTGTCGGAATGGGTAATGGTGGTTTTGATATTCATAGTATGTTTGAACAAATGATGGGTAATGGTCGTCGTAATAGACCCACAGCACCCGATAAGGTCATTAGTTTTGATATTACACCAATAGATTCCTATTATGGGGTTAAAAAGGAAATAAAAGTACATAACAATTTAACTTGCGAACCTTGTAATGGTGGTGGTGGAGATAAAAAAATATGTGAGACTTGTTTAGGTAACGGATTTGTGATTCAAACCTTCGGTACGAATATGTTCAGACAACAAGTTCAAACTAATTGTCCCACTTGTCAAGGTCATGGTTCGATATTAATAAATCCTTGTAATATTTGTAATGGATCTGGTGTAAATGCTAAATTGGAAACATTTATGGTTACAATACCACAAAATGTGGATAATGGTGACTTTATGCGTTTAAAAGATAAGGGTGACTATTATCCAAAAATTAAACTAAGAGGTGATTTAATTATAAAGATTAATATGGTTAATGATAAAAACTACGAAAAAGTGGGTATGGATCTCGTATTAAAAATGAAATTAACACCACTTCAACTAATATTAGATGATAAATTAATGATTGAACACCCTGATGGTTTATTATCTATTAATATCCCAAATAAACTCGACACAGACGTACCATTAAGAATACCGGCTAAAGGGTATAAAACACAAAACGGCGTCGGACATTTTTATATTAAATTATCCGTATCCAAAAATGAAAATATTGATGAAGATTTAAAAAATAAAATAAAATCAATATTAGAACATGTTTAATACATTTTCTATGATTTTATAAGTACCATATATAGCACTAACCAAAAGGTAACCCGAAAAAATCACCATACCTATTTGTGTTTTACTTAAACCTTTTTTACATTGTTTACATTCTTTAGCTTCTGTTGCGTATTGTTCTTCCATAATTATATTTTAATAGAATTGTGTTTTAAAATAAATAATTAATGGAT